CGTACTGGTCACGAAATAAAGCCTGAGTTTGCATAGCCCACGTTTGTGACGTAGAGCCATAAAAATCAAGCTGCATTTCATATCTTGTTGGCGTTAAAATCATTTTTTGTTGTAAAGCTGGATTATAGTCATCTACGTTAAAAGATAATCTATCCATAGCTCCATTAGTCATTACAACAAAACCGCCTTTAGGCATGGCAACTAAGTTATCCTGCCCTTGAACTACTTGCGTACCGCTAGGTAAAAATGTATTAAAAAATGTCACCAAAGCCGTAAATACATCTTGGTCAATGATGTCAATTGTTACACTCATTCTTCAGTCCACTCTATTGAAACATAAATATTAGTTCCGCTAGGAACTGTATCGCCATTTAAACTAAAGCAGAATGATTGATTAACTCCACGCAAAATAATGGGTTGTGTGTTTCTAATTCCAAAATCTTCAATCCACGGGAATACAGGAATACCACTATTAGAAGCATTAGCCAAAGCATAATGGTCACCAAACATAAAAGTTCCAGTTCCTAATGTGGCAGGATTGGCTGAATAAGCCCTAACAACTGCCGTTGGTGCTGGATTAGTTGTGTCATAAGGAACACCCGTTAATACTGTAGAAGTGCCACCTGTATTAGCTGTAGTCCTAAAAAAACAATAAAAGTCAATTACGCCAGCAGAACTAGAATTGTCCGCAGTCACTTGTAATCTTGTAATTTTGATTGTTTTAGTTGCTGAACCTGTAATAGTAAATACATCAGTTGCAGGTGAAGCTGGTGTAATATCATAAACACCTGCTCGGTATGTTGGAATATTGACTAAAGGATTACCAAACTGGTCAATTGATACTGCTGCATCGGCAGCTAATCCAGGTGTTCCATTGTTTACATTGATTTGCATAATTTATTCCTGTTGTAAAGTTACGATAACATGACACCAATCAGACCAAGTTTCTACAACTTGAGTAATAAGCCAATTGCGATTACAGCCATTTGGAACTTCAGGGAATACCAATATATCACCGCCAATATTATCGGTTCTTACAACGCCAGCAGCATTGCCATAGAGGTAAACTGAACGCATTACGCCTGTAATGTTTAATCCATCAGTATGTTGTAAATCTGTAGAACTTAATGCTTGAACTTGAGCTTGAACAGTCAGTGTTAAACTTGTTGGTGTTCTTTTACCTGCTGCATTAGTTGTATAGCCAGTAGATTGAATCCAATTGATTTGAATGTTTGGATTAGTTATCTGAGTATATTTATTTACCATTCCACGCAAATTCATTTTCAATCCTTTTTAAATTCTGAGCCAGCCTTATTTACTGCGTTTGATACAGAAGCAAGCATATATCCAGTATCAATTAAAGGTTTTGCAGAACCTTTGCGTTTAATGGTAGATGGAGCATTAGGTGGACTGTAAATGCTAGATATTTTTGTTTGTATATCGGCTGCTGCTTGCCTTCCAACTCTATCTAAAGTATCAAAAGCAGTTTCTTTATTTAAAACAACTCTTTGAACACCTTTTTTAATGGTTTCAATCCATTTGTCTTTTTGTTCTTTTATTGTTGGGCGCATGAAAGGGCGAGCAGGTGAAACGGAAGTTCCGTATTCATTCCATGCTGCTACAGTTGCAACAGGCGTTTCATCTTCATAATTTATACCTGAAGGAAACCCTACTTGTGCAACAAGATTTTTAAATTCCTCAGGCGCACGTTCTAATGTCGCTTTAATCTTATCAAGATTAAGCGCAGCCATTATCCGAAAAACCCACCAGCTCTACGAAAGCCTAGATTTTCGTTACTACCGCCTACAAATAGCCCTACGTTTGCTACAGCACGCAATAAAGCACGCAATTGACCGCCATAAGGAGTTGTTGCCAACCACCAGCCAAAAGCTGTTTTAACGGGTGGTGGTGTCATTGATACGTTGACTGTGCCTTCGCTAGTACCTTGAACAACTACTGTAGGGATGCCAGCATTTATCATTGTAAATGATTGTGCTAAATGAGCGCACATTAAATCTAAAGCAAGTTGCAATTGTTTAGAATTAAAATCCCAAGGAAAGTTATTTAAAACATTAATATAAGCTGTTCCCATAGTCCACCAGCTTTCCAACTGAACTTCAGGAAAGTCAGTAGTATTTTCAAACGCAGGAAATTGCAATCTGAAATTTGCATCGTTATAGCTAGGGACTAGAGAAGTCATCTTAGTTTACTTTCGGTTCTTCATCTTCTTTGAAATCTGAAGCAGTCAATGGTGCAGACTTGTCTTTCAGATTCATGTCAGGAACTACTTTTTCTACTTCTACTTTTTTAGCACGAACAGTAATGAAACCATCTTTTTCATGTTTCAAAAATACTGGATTTTTCTTTAATGCTTCATAATCGGCTTCTTCAATCTCTGTTGGAACGCCAATTGGAGTGATAAGACGGTCATTTGCCACGCCTGTACCACCTTTAATTAATACGCCTTTATCCTTAATAGGAAGGTCGTTACCGCCTTGCAACCAATTTTGATAAAGCTGGTCATTTGCAAGCGTTGAAAAAACGTGAACTTTTGCCATTTGAAACTCCTAAATAGAAATAGATGGGCGGATTTTTCCCCCCATCTATATTACATCAATAAAAAGAAAGAGGCTATAAGCCCCTCTCTTTTATTTTCAAATCCCACTATATCTCACAACGGCGTATGGACGTTTCAACATAACACCAGCAGTAGCGTTTGAGTAGTCTTCTACATACGCTTTAGCTTGTTTTTCAACGCCAAGTGCTTGGAACTTAGCTGGAACAACTTGTACCCAAGTACGGCTGTCATCAGAAGCACCATCTTCAACGTGTTCTGCGTATAGGTAGAATACGTTAGCACCACCGTTAGCATAGTTCAATTGAGGAGCTGAGATAACACGCAATTTAGCGTAAGTCTTGTTCAACCAGTCACGAACTGAGATACCAAAGTCAGAAGTAACTGACAAGTATTGGTATGAATCAGTTGGCAATGCTAAAGTTAATTCAGCATCTTCAGGATTGATTGTATCTTGTGATTGAGTTTGCAATTGAGCAGCAGCAACACGAATGTCAGCTACGATTTGCAAGAATGTTTTGCTTGACCACAATGTTGAACCACCTGTACCAGTTGCAGCTACAGTAACGTAAGCTGGAAGTGATGGGTCATTCAAGAAGCCGTATGTCAAGTTATTGCCACCGTTGTAACCATTGAAACCAACTAAGTTACGTTGAATTTCCAATGAAAGAGCAGCAGAAGCACGTTTTTCAGCAGAAGTGCTTACACGAATACGAGCAGCACGAGCTTCTTCCAACATACCTACTTTGATACCCTTTTCAAAACGGATAACAGTACGGCGTACAAAGTTAGTGTTCCATGAAGCTAGTGGAACGTTTGTGTTGTCACCGTATGGTAAAGCGTTACCAATTGGTTCCAAGATACCTTGTACTATTTCCTCATCTTCCCATGAGCCTGTTGTAGTAATACCTACCAAATCGTCAATTTTACGAGCAGCAGTAATTACTTTAACAAAGCCTGGAAGCCAGTTTTGCAAGAATTGAACTGGAGTGGTCATAGATGGGCTAGTAACGTCAGCTTGGTTACCGCTATCCATTGCCCAGTTTGCCATTGCTTTTACTTGTTTGTCAGAAAAATTAATACCGATTTCGCTTAAGTCAGCAAAATTAGCAACATCTTTTTCATCCATTGCCAACGCACGAACTTGGCGTGGGGCGATGTAACTACGTTCTTGTGATTTCATCATTTATTCCTTAGTCAGTAATACGGATAGCTGTTAAGCCAGTTGCAGATTGTGGATAGTTCCATACTACTGCATTAGGGATAAGAGCATTGCCAGTTGTTGCAGAAGAACCTGGAGCTACAGTCGATAAAACACCAGTTGTAGTATTGTATTGAACCAAGTCACCGATATTGCAAGCACCAACGATAGTAACAACGATAGTTCCCATTGTTAAGAACTCACCTTGTGAGTAAGCTGGCAAGAACAATGTAGGGTCTAGTGGGTTGCCACCAACAGCACCGTAAGATGCGTAAACTTTTGGGTTCACCAAAATACCAGCAAATACTGAAGTGCCTGAAACGATTGTACCGCCTTGAGTTGCTACGTTAGTAGTATTTGATTTAGTAAATGCTAAACCGATAGTACCGCCATTGCTGTCAAGAGCTAGAGAATCTACTCGTTGTGGACCATCAACAATCAACTCGCCTGGAATACCAAAACCGAGATTGACATTGACTGTGGATTGGAAATTCGCAGTAGTCATGATTATTTACCTTCTAAGAAACGTTTAACGAAATTGTTTTTGCGAGTAGCATGAGAATCCATAGCTACAGCAGTTGATACACCTTTGCCTTGTAAGAAAGCATTTAAGAATGTAACACGACCAGTCTTAGGTGCTTCTACACCAAGTTTTTTCAAACCATATTTAGCCATTTTGTCCAAATCCATTTCTGAATGGTCAAATGCGCCAATATGTTTTGATAAGCGTTCATAGAGTTTTGCTTTTTCAGCAATGTTTTTCTCTACTTTAGCAACGATAGCAGCAGCGTCCATACCATTGCCACGTTCACCTTCCATTGGTTCTTTCTCAGCACCACCAACCTTACCACCAGCAAGACCCATTTCTTCGTCTGTTGCTTCGTCATCAGGTTTTTCTGTATCGCCATCAGGTTCGGTTTCATCTTCGTCAGCAACAGCTTCTTCACCTGCTGAACCAAAAGATTGACCCGTTAATTCTTGAATTTTTGCCAATTTTGGCATGACTTCTTCAAGGAATTTATGAACTTCCTCTAGGGTCATAGTAGGCTTCTCGCTACCTACTTCTTTGTTTTCTTCAGCCATGTTAAAAAGCTCCTTATTATCTACTGTAAAAGTGAAATGGTCTAATACTGCTACATCAGGACCCATACGTCCGTTTTCGACTAGGGCTAGATGATTGCCTCTGATTTCTCGTTGCACATAATCATAAGCTACACCATCATAAACTCCAGGAGCATATTCATATCTGCAACGATAACCGCAGGACAATTCTTTTTTACCGTTAGCAATAAGATTACTCATTGCTTCGGAAAATACTTTGATATTACCTTTAAGATATTCACCATCGAAATAAACATCTTCACCGATAACACCTTGAATACCTTTTGCTTCGGCAGGAGTTAAACCTTCATCTTCACTGCCAAGCATAACGTGATTATCAATCCAGGGGAGCAACTTGAATGAGTTAATACATTCCTCAGTTGATAGTTCTTCTGCTGGACGATATACGTTGTAAATCTTATCTTGTTCGCAATCAGGAGAGATTGAACCGCCTGAATATTGAAAAATACCTATTTTAGAAAGCGGATTGTCTTTTACTTCAAACCATCCGTTTGTATCATATTCACGCTTATCCATTGCTGAAGCGTTCTCCTCAGCTTTTTCGGCAATTTCTTCTTCTTCCCCGTCAATTTTGTGAAACAGGGGATTGGGTGCATCTTCAATCGTTGCCCAAACAAATTCGCTGTGTTCGTCATTTAATTCAGGTTTAAATTCACCATCATTACATCCAAACAAACGAACTTTTCCATCTTCATAAATCAATTGAAGTCCAGTTTCAGGAACGTGCATTGTTTCTTCACGGGATTCACGAATAGCACCTTCAATTGCTGATTCGCCTTCTTCAACGTGACCGCCAGGAAAGCCCCAAGAATCATCTTTGGTACGTTTTAACCAAAGGATTTTGTCATCATCTGTATAAACGATAAACGCAACAATCTTAGAATCAGGTTCTTCTTTTAAATCACGCTTATGTGACTCATGTTCTGTTTCGGTTTCTTCTTCATCAACCGCAGCGCATTTACGAGCATTTTGATAAGATGCAGCAATAGATTGATTAAGCGGATGCCCAGCCTTAACCATCTCACGGATATTTTCTTGAATTATTTTCTTGCTACATCCTTCTAATAAAGGCATAATGTTCCTTTCTTAAGAGGCATTTTATGAATAAATGTATTGTATGTGACAAAGAGTTTCCTCTCAAATATAGAAGCAAGGGAATTAAACAAGTTTGCTGTTCTAGAGCTTGTTCCTATAAACATCGTGGTGATAAAGAGGTTATTTGTAAAACTTGTAAAAAACCTTTTAGAGCGCATGGACTTAGACAATATAAAGAATATTGCTCTCTTGCTTGCGTTCAAAGGGAGCCTTGCCAAACTTGTGGAGAAATAATTACTGGTAGAGCAAAGTTTCAAAGTGGAGAAAGAAAATTTTGTTCTAGAAAATGTGCAGGAATTTCTCGAATCATTAATGGTAAAGCAAAAGTTCATTACATGGCAAATGGATTTGCTCAAACTATTAAAAAGTTTGGAAAAATATGTTGTGAAATTTGCAATCAATTTAATATTGATTTTCTTGTTGTTCATCATATAGATGAAAATAGAAAAAATAATGAACCAAACAATCTTCAAACACTTTGTGCAAATTGTCATCATCAATTGCATTGGAAAAATTCTCGCAATAGAATTAATAATATTGAAAAAGCTAAATTTATTGCTAATAATTCCACAACCTGATTTTAACGGCATTAGATTACCCTACCTGTTTGGAACGGAATATTAGTTACATTAAGCAATACAGTAGCTTCACGAATATTATCTTCGCTTGTATTGAATATTGGGCGAATTGTATAAACTTGATTTGTTGCACCGCTTGAAACAATTCCACCTGATATATAAACTGATATTACTTTTCCAATTGCTGCAATTACACCGTTAGGAAATGTGACAGGTGAACTATTGATTGCTGGAGCTGTAAACACTAAACCAGTTTGGTCAGATGTAATAGAAGTAATAGACAAAATTGTTTCAGTAGTATCTAAAATATTGGTACAGTCAATATCGTACCAAATACTTTCAGTTGTCCGTTTTTCTAATATGTAACTATTCATTTACATTCCAATAATCTAGTCTAGGTGAAACATTCCAATTGGTACTTCTTGGTAAAACGTGCCATACTTTTTCAGAGCTATTAAAAATAGGCTTGCAATAATAAATATCTACAGCATTTTCATGCTCTATAACTGTAACTATGACATAGTTAGTAGCGTTAATAAAATCTTGAGCATTTGCTTGTTCATTTACAACCATCAAAAAATTTCTTATCATAGATTGAATATCTACAGCATTACCTGATTCTGAAATAGATGCAAATTTTACAACTACGCCATCTAATACATCTACGGCAGTTGCTGATTCAATCATTGACAAATACAAATTTAATTGTTCTGAAACAACATCACTAGCATTACCTGATTCTAAAATTGATAAAAATGCAGTTAAAAGTAAAGATTGTGTATCTAACGCATTTCCCGATTCATTTATTGTTAAATACGCAGTAACATTTTGAAATATTGAATCTATTGCAAGCATTGATTCTGTAATGTAGTTTTGTGATACTACTGCTCCATTATTTGCATCTTGAGCAATTCCTGTTTCTGAAATGCTTAAACCAGCCGTCATACTTTCAGACTGATTGTCTTGAGCATTACCCACTTCGTTTACGGAAAGATTGGCTGACATCGTTTCAGATTGAGAATCTTGAGCTGAACCTGATTCTGAGACAGTAACGGGTGCACTCATAGATTCCGATTGAGAATCACTAGCATTTTCGGTCTCAGTAATTGTTGCTTGAGCTGTCATGCTTTCAGATTGAGAATCTTGAGCATTTCCAGATTCAGTAATGGAAACTGGAGCTGACATTGTTTCGGATTGTGTAGATTGTGCATTTCCTGTTTCGTTAACGCTTACTGCATCAACAGCGTTTTCTGAAACCGTATCTTGAGCATTAGCCGTTTCTGTATCTGTCAATGAAGCTGTCATTGCTTCAGATACAACATCTTGAGCATTTCCTGTTTCTAAAACATTAACAGAAGCTGTCATTAATTCAGATTGTGTTGATACTGCATTACCTATTTCAGATATAGTACTAGCAGCAGTTGTATTTTCAGATTGAACTTCTACCGCACTTGCAGATTCCGTAATAGTTTTTGAAGCTACAAGAACTTGAGATTGTGCAGATATAGCACTTCCAACTTCTGTAATAGAAACAGAAGAAATTGTTAATTTTGAAGTAGAATCAACTGCTGAAACGCTTTCTTCTACAGAAAATATATAAGTGGTAACGCTAGATAAAGAAGAAAATGGAGCTTGCGAAAAAGCAGAAAGTGCAAACATTTTATATTAAGGCTTAGTAGGAAATATAACTGTAAAAGGGAATCCCTCTTTCTCAGGCAAATCTGCTAAAGCTTGGATATAAGTATCTAACTCATCAATATTATCTATTTGTGGTTTACCTAATCTAGCAAGTCGATTGTAACGGTCAACTCTGCTTTGAGCTTCTTTAAGTAAAAAGTCACGGTCAGCACGTTTTGAAACTGCAGCGTTTTGAGTTCTAAGTTGAATTAACTCTGCTGGTGTTTCCTCGTCTTTAACCAAAGATGCAACCCATTTTCCATCTACTAATTGTGGGTCTTTAGGTACATAGTTATACCCATCTACTATGTTACTAGGAGGGATAACAACCTTTGCTAATCCTACACTTTCCCAATTGGGTTCCTCTGTTAATTCAGAATAATTTGGAATAGCTGTTGTTAAAGATTCTTCAGATAATGGGTATTCTACAATAACACCATTTTGTATTTTAGCTAAATGTAAGTACATAATTGTATCCATTATTGATAAGTATAATAATAATAAACATAAATGGTAGAAGCGTATGTACCAAAATTAAGAACAGTAGAACCTGTATTTGCATTCATAATTTGTGATGTTGTCATTGATATTGCAACATACGTATAACCGTTACCTGTAGTTGTTGATACTACTGTGCAGTTAACTCCAGTTGGTATATATCCAGTGCCTGAAAGTACAACGACACCTTGCCAAGTCATTGTGGCATACCCCATTGGACCTACCCAGCCAGTCGTATTGTTAAAAAATGACCCACTAAATGAAAACGTTGGATTATATTGAACAAACCCATTTACAGGGAATGACCATTTAGGAGCTAAAGCAAATCTGACACCATTTGACCCAGAGTTTGCTGATACAGACCCAATAAGCATACCTGAAGTAGTATAAGTATAAAATGGAATTCCTGAACCATAAGACATCCATGCGCCAGGAGAAGGTAAACTTCCTTGAAAATTAATGTTATCATTACCACCAATAAAAATATTATGTGATGCAGAATTTGCTCCTGTTCCATCATAACCTGAAGGTAATGCTATAGTAGTAGATGGTGAGGTAGTTCCTAAAATAGTTAGCCAAGTTGCTCCACCACCGCCTCCGCCACTAGCAGCTATGGTTATTGTTTGGTATGCGCCTGTTGATGTAGTTAATGTTACCCCTGCCCCAGCTGCAAAGTTAATTGTAGATGCACCAGATGCGGAAAAGGTTGGGGTTCCACCTACAGCAATATATGAGTAAGCGTTAGATAACCCACCGCCACCGCTAGGCGTATTCCAAAATAAGTTAGTACCATCTGAGGTTAATACTTGTCCATAGCTACCTACATAGGATAACCCTGTACCACCACCTGAAGGATTTAACGTACCTGAAAGAGTAACTGCACCAGTAGAAGATGATGAAGGACTTAATCCAGATAGAGAAGTTTGGAACGATGTAACACCACCACCTCCACCTGCAGTTGCCCAAACAAAATTACTGCCATCATATTGTAAATAGGTTCCCGCTGAAGACGGTGCAGTGATTGTTTGTAAAACTGTTGAGCTAGCTGCTGACTTATATAGAATACCATTATTAGTAAATGAAGTAGCTCCAGTACCACCATAAGGAATAGTAACTGCACTTCCGTTCCATGTACCTGCATCTACAGTTGTAAAACGTGCAGTTGATGGTGTGGTAGCTCCAATAGCAACATTGTTCATTGAGCCGATTGCTGTTGGATTAATTGTTACAGTTCCAGTACCCCCAGTAGGCGAAAGATTTACATTGGCATTTACTGGTGTTAAGTTAATGTCACCATTAGGGGAAACTAATACAGACTTTCCTGCTGGATAGGTACAAAAAACAGTCATCAAATTTGATGTATTAAAACTAATTGGTGATGTGGTTCCAAGGCTATTGTTAAGAACGGTAGTTCTAGTTAATGTATTTGGTGAGCCTGAAGCAATCGTACCAACCCCTACTTCCCATGTGTAAGCTGTTTGGTCATAAATGCAATAATATGTAGTATTGCCATTGCCAATGCTAGAAACAAAAGAAGTATAGCCATTGGCAGCACCAGCAAGATTAACCGCACCCGTACCTGTCGGTATTGTGCCAGTTTCTTGAACTCTATCATTAACTAAAAATGCCATGATTATGCACTAGTTACTTGAGATTGTTGAAAATAACGAGTTTGTTCGTTACCTTCATCATCCACATAATTAACTAAAACTAAAACTTCGCCAGTTTCTTGGTCTAATGAAAAACCAGCTACCGTACCTTTAATTGCAGTCGGCATAATTTGAGTTACTTCTTGACCTTTGTTAAATGACATGATTTTGTCCTTATAAATGTTTTATATGTTTTTAATTAATTATAGAGATAAGCTATAAGTAACTTGAACTACGTTTCCTGAGCTAACTGGTTGATTTCCACCTGTAAATGCGCCAGCAGAAAGCAAAGTACCAGCAGTTGACATCAATGTGCTAACTGCGCTTGGACCGTATGTTAAAAATGCGCCAACCAATGTACCAGCACCTGTCATTGTAAATGAAACAGCAGAGCTTGTAGCAATAGAACCAGCAGAAGCTGTGCCAAAACTTGGAGTAATACGAGCAGCAAAAGTAGGAGCGTTAGTAGAGCCAGCTTCAGTCCAACCTGTATGAGAAGTCATTGTATCGCCAGCAGCTACAGCAGTATAAGATACAGATGAGATTAAACCCATGTAAGGACCAGTAACGCTATAAAGAGAACCTGTCAATGCTGTTTGAAGCATTAAATTTTTGCCAAGGGTACAAACTACGTTATCAATTTTATCTTCCCAAAGCAATGGACCGCCTTCGTATTCAAAGCAGCGAAATGTATAAACACCTTCTGCTTGGCAATTTTCACCCATGCCAGCTAAAGAGCCGATAGATGCTTTTGCTGATTCAACAGCATTTAATTTGTCTTTCATGTTTATTCCTCTAAATCAAAGTTAATGACGGGCTTACAAATACAACGACAATTTGGTAAATCACCAGGAAGTCCATGAACATCCTCACCATACATTACACCAATGAACGGAGGGTTATCGAAAGAGTACTCGTTCCCACTCATTCGCTTGTGCAATTCACGAGGCTCTTTGCCACCACCTGAATGAATCCAAATGAACTTTTTAACACCCAAAGTCTTTAGTCTAGTTGTATTAATAGACTGATAAGCCTTACGAGTTTGGTCTAAAGCAACAAGCCTTGCGTGTCTTATGTTGCCTTTATATTTCTTCGTTAGGAAAGGAACTAAATCTTCCATCCCTTTGCCTGTTGTAATGGAGCGCATTACCTGACCTTGCACTTCATTCAAGAACTTATAAGGTATGATTTTAATCAAGTTTGCAGCCTCTAATGTGCTTGCCTTGATGACCTCTTGTAATTGTTCATTTGAAAATGAAGTATCTATGCTTAAATCAGGTAATGCTTCTTTTAACGAATTACGCAATGTAATCGTTGAGTTCTTTATAGTACGCTGAATCATACGATTAGTAGCACTTTTGGCTATCTCGTCAAAGCGAGGCTGCCATTTTCTTAATAACCAATTGAGCAACATACGGGATTGACTTGCCAATGAGGCATCCATCGCTTGCCCGTAGTGATTCTCGTTAAAAGTCTTTTTTAACTCTCTACGAACGTCACGAAACATTAATTCTAGTTCATTGACAATAGGCTTTGCGTAATCGGTTGAGATACCAGCGTTAGGACGCAAGGCAGAGCCGACTGCATTATTTTTTGATTGTTTTTTTAGCACGGCTAGTTACTTTTGACGCACTATTTTCGGCTTTATCTGTTGTATGAATTGATACTTCTTCGTTTTTAGGCATTGGAACCCAAATATTATCTTCAGCGTTTAAATAGTCTTTCTCGGCTATTGCTTCACCTTCAGGCGATTCTTCTTCCATAATGCCAATTTCATTGTAACCACTGGTCTTGTCAGTCGCTACACGTTGACGTTCTTCTTCGCTAGAGATTGCGCCTACTTCAATCAATGCTGCACCAACTTGTGCTTTAGCAAGGTTAGTTCTTGCCAATTCTTCAGCAGTTGGAGTATCAAGTGGCAACCAATTCAATGTTGTTTCGACATTAATTTTCTTTTTAAGCTGTGGCTCTACAAATGATTTAATGACTAATTGGTGATGACGTTCTGCCAATGGAGTAAGGTCATGCGTTTGGATAGATTCAAGTAATTCATGGTAAGAGGCTTCTTCGTATTCGCCTGTAGAGTTAAAGCCTTTTGGTGTTGTACCGATTAATTTAGTAGCAGGTACGCCAGCGATGGCAGCAACCAATTGGTATTGCGTCATAATCAATTGGTCAAAGTCAGCAAGAGAAGTATCGAATTGTTGGAACTCGTCACCTTCTTTATCGCCTAGCTTGATACCGTAGTTGTCACGCATTTGCGCCCAATAGTTTAAACGACCAATAGCTTGCTCTGTGTTTGACATTGCAGCTTCCATGTCAGTCAACCAAACAGTTGTACGTTTAGACATAGCTAATTGTGGAGCTTCGTTAGCTACACGTTCGGCAGCATAAACACGTTCCATGATTTGTTGAGTGAGTGGAACACCACCATAAATGTATTGAGGTTTCAATACGTCCACAGGTTCCGCATGACGGAATATGATTAAGTGTGAACGATGAACTTTCTTACCGTTGATTATCCACCAAGTTGGCTCGTAAAAATGTAGAGTATCAGGCTGACTAGCAGCAGCTCCATCCAACATAGGGGCGCACCAATACGGGTCAACTTGCACAATCCCTTTATAGCTATTAGCAGTAACACCATCAATATTAAAAGGCTTTTCATAGTATTCAGGGTCTGTTGATTGAACTTTGAACATTGCAACACGAACGCCAAAGATACGACCTTTGCGAATGAACTCTCTCATATTCCATGTGAGGCGCATTGAACGGTCATAAGCCTTGATAATTTTTACAGCTTCTTCGTCTAATTCGTCACCGTCAATAGATACTACGTTGTAACCTTTACGGATTGCGTCATCGCCAGGCATTGCACAGGCTTTGTTGACAAGCCAATTTTGAGCCAAGATACCGCAAAGCTGTGCGCCAATGAAGCCTTGAGAAGCGTACCAATAGACTACAGCGTCAGATACAGAGTTATTGCCAGCATCATACATTTTAAATGATGGAACGCCATTAGAGCTATCATCCATTGCCATGCCATTAACAGCAGGGTCAAACATTGGTTGCTGTGATTTTAATGCAGAAAATTTGTCTAATACAAAGTCTTTAATATTGTTTGAGCTTTCAATGTCACCAGCATGAGTGCCGAATAGACTTTTACGAGCGATAGCCTTAGGCGCATCTTCCGCCTTCTTGACTTCTTCTTTCTCGCCTCTAAACCAATCTAAAATTGACATTAATAATCCTCTATCCAAAGAAACTTCGTCTTGGTACCATTACTTCGCTAAATGCTCTTGACAACGCATCAATTTGGTCATCATTAACGCCATTAGGAAACATTCTCATTTCATTAATAAGAGATTGATTCCATTCGCCTCTAAGCATCATGACATTACCGATATTTACTTGAGAACCCAAAGGTTCAGCTCTAGTAATTTTATCACCACTTTCAGGTGAACTTTTTACATTATATCCTGCTAATTCTCTAGTTAAGTAAATAACTTGAGTTTTACCTGCTTGTCCTGGGTCTTGCGGTATTGAAATCTTTACGCTGCGTCCATCTAATGAAGCAGTATTTTTAATTGCAGCATCACGCTTGTCAGGACCATCTCGTAACCGAACCATGTCAGCTATGATAAATCGCCCATCAGGCAATCTTCCAATCTTTGCGCCAGCAGTCCAATCGCCATCAACAGTTGAAGCCAAATCCCAACCTCGACACCATTTAATCTCGCCAGCAGGTAAAGCATCAATAATTGCTATTTGGTCAGGTTTAAAGATACCACCTTCTGCTGGAGCTGGACGTTGCATATATTGACCAGCAAAAACATACGGGCTGGCTTCTTCCATGCGCCTTAAATCTTCAATTGTATGCTTAGCTTCCCATAACGCTGCACCATCTTCTTTGATAGCAGGTAAACAAACGTGTTCCCAATGCTCACCATTACCACCATTTAACAGCCAACCTGACAAATCTTCTTCATGAAGCCTTTGCATAATTAACACAATAGGCGTATCAGGGCTATTTTTACGACTTTCTAGCGTGTTTTGAAACCAGTCGATAACATTCTCTCGCATTACATCTGAACGAGCCTCATCGGCTTTGTGTGGGTCATCTATGAGGATTGCCCCACCAAACTCTTTTCTATGTTTACCAGCACCGTAACCAGTAATTGAACCACCAGCACCTACGGAATAAACTAAACCGCCAGCAGTAGTGCGCCATTCATCTTTGGCTTTGCTATCGCTTTGTAAAATTGTATTAGGGAATATCTCACGATATTCATTGCTATCTACAATTTCTCGTGTTTGCCAAGAAAAGTTACTGGCTAATCTTGCTGAATAGCTTGTATAAATAAATTCACTGTCAGGATGATGCCCAAGCGTCCATGACATAAAGTTTTTAATTGCCAACTCTGTTTTGGAATAACGTGGCGGAATGTTAATAATAAGACGTTTGATTTCGCCCTTATAAACTTTCATCAACCATTTACATATTTCTTCATGGTGTTCTGCTTGAAGCCATTTATAACCATGCTTCTGTAAAAACATCCAGCGACTGTAATAATAAAAGTCTGTTCGAGCTAAAATTGCTGAGGATTGTATTTCCTCTGAATGATATTCACGCATTAAACTTCTCTTAACAATCTTTGCGCTATTTCTTGGAAGCGTTCGGGTGTTAGTTGTGTATTGTTTACTTGCGTATTAACTTGTAATACTGAATTCTTAGGCTCTATTACATCCCTAGCCTTTAGGATTGTATCAGCTCTATGTTTAAAATCTAATTGATTAACACAAGATGCTTTCATGGCTTCTTGAGCATTTTTAAGAGCAGCCTTGTTTAAATAATCTAACCAAACAAACTTTTCATCTACTAATGTTTTTACTACATCAACTTGTGTTGAATTTAATGTGGATTTTTCTTCTTCTACTTCACTAAGGCTTTGTTTTGCTTGTATTTCTTTTTCAACAAGGTGTTGAATTTTAGCTTTAGTCCAACCTTCTTGCTTTGCTTTTTTACTTATTGAACTTCTATCTTTTATTTTTACTTCTTTACGTTCGGTTATTTCAGACAAAGATAATCCGCTTTCAAAGAAAGCCTGAACAACATCCCAGTCTTTTTTGTCATACGCCATATATAATTACCAGCCTAATTGATTTACGACCAATTCCATAACTAAAATTTCTAGTTTTTCTTTGTTAGGCATTGTATTCATTTTTAATTCTGCTTTTGCCTTGTGCGTAAATAAACATTCATCAACTGGTGATTTGTCGTGTTTAAAAACCACACACCATCTTTTAAATGTCATTAATTAACTGTGCTTTTTTACCTGTAAAGTCTTCCCAACGCTTAACAATTACATCACAATAATGTGGTTCAAATTCCATCATAAAGCATGAACGATTAGTTTTTTCACAAGCTATTAATGTTGAACCTGAGCCACCAAACAAATCTAATACTGTGTTTACTTCTTTAAAATAATCAAATGACCATTCAGCCAAAGCTACAGGTTTTTGTGTTGGATGAACACGCTTTTGACCATGCTCTGAACCTTTGATTAAACCTTTCCATAAATGTCTAAATATTCTAACGCTTGACCATTTAGATTTAACCCAAGCTAGTTCACAATCTGACTGTGTATCTTTTTGCTTTTCTTCAACACGCTTATCCCAAACAAACCAATTGTTAGATTGTGGCAAAGCGTGACAATAATAATTAGCACCCCACCAAACTTGTCTTGGTATATTTAATGCACCCTCTACAATTTGATAAGCCTCTACAGCATAATCAATTGTATCGTCTTTAAAATCTTTTAATTTATTGCCTTGAGCTAAACCACCACGTTTAGACCTATCACCTTTTTCATTAATTCCATAAAGAGGGTCTGTGTAACATAAATCAATCTTTGTGCTATTAACTAACTTATCCACAGCATCAATGCTTGTGCTATCGCCACACATCAAACGATGATTACCTAGCTGATATATATCCCCCAACTTTGTAATTGGCTCGTATGGCACATCAGGAATGGCATCCTCATCTGTTAAACCTTCTATTTGCTCAGGTTCAATAATTTTATCTAAAAATTCTTCATCAAAACCTAAAAGAGATATATCAAAATCAAATTCTTTTAAATCTTCAATTTCAATTTTTAACATTTCTAAATCCCAACCAGCATTTAATGCTAGGGAATTATCTGCAATAACATACGCACGTTTTTGAGCTTCGGTTAATCCAGCAAGAGTAATAGTTGGAGCTTCAGTAAAATTTAATTTTGAAGCAGCAAGAACTCGCCCGTGACCAGCAATTATGCTTCCTGTTTCATCGATTAAAATAGGATTAGTCCAGCCAAACTCTTTTATGCTTGAAGCAATTTGAGATATTTGTTCATTGGAATGAGTGCGTGAATTCCTTGCGTAAGGAATAAGTGAATCTATTTTTTTATATTCAATTTTAAGCATAATTTTTAGACGAGCTTATCCCCACAGTCAAAATATCATATCTATGAATTATGTCAAGCATTATTTTACCACTCCGTTTTATGTGGTTCGTCACAATCATACGGGTCTATTGTTGCAACCCATTTATCCCAAAGCGTCCAAGCCTCACCTAAATTATTATATGTTTTTAAAGATATGCCATAACTTGCTCTAATTGGCTGCCATAATGTGCTGTCTTGCGGAAGATACTTTGCGCCAATATGAATCAATGGCGTATTGCGTAAATGGTGCTCTTTAGGTAAAGTTTTTAAATCTACTTCAATATATTTCATCAGACTACTCCAGCTACTGTTAGCTTTCGCCACAAATAATCATGTCCGAATGAAAGCGCAGTTTCGTATTGATAATGATATTTCCATTCGTTAGGTAACAGACCAATAGAAATTTGTATTGCGTCTACCATAAATCCCTTGCCTGATTGCGTTAAGCTGGTCATGGCTGCATCTACGATTTGAACTGTGTAGTTGTCGCAATCATCGCCAATGTCATCCCAGCAATTTACGCCACCGCTAGAGATACCCATAGATTTTTGCGGATAACCTAAACGTGAACCATCATGGCGCATCCATATAGCCCATAATTCAAGACATTCTTTAAGTCTAATAACATCAATTACCATATAAATATCTAGCAGCTTCTCTTATAGCTTCAGCCAATGTGGTTTCTCTTGTATTCTTTGGCAGCTTGGCAAGTTGTTCTTCGGTAAAGATTGCAACTTTATTTTCTCGCCATCCGTTTTTTTTAATAACAAAAGGGTCAGGTACACTTGAAACCATGTTAGCCAACGAACTTCTAATTCTTGCCATTAGAATGAAACCCAAATGCAAATGCCAAAATTAACCACCTTATTTCAAATGAACTACGTTTAGTATAAATTACAATTGTTGGAATTAAATAAATGGAACGTAAATCTAATCCCAATACAAAAAACATAGTTTACTCCCAATTTGTTATGTAACTATACCTCATTTTTTACAATGATTGTATAAATCTTGAAACCAAAACCAAACAATTACAAAAGGAAGCCATATAGGAAAAGTTAAAACAATTAACCATATTTTATGTTTCAACTTCAATTATTTATCCCAATAATTATTAAATGCTTTTAAAGGATAAAATACAAGAGAGTTTCTATAGCCTTTTTCAGAAAGAGGAACAATAGGAGTAACGCCATGAACGTTGCGCCAAGCAGGGTAAACAAGCATACTATTGTCGCTAGAATCAACAGTCGCACCGTAATCAGGAACGGTAGTATTGCCACCTCGAGCAAATTCTCTTTTTGCAATAATAACATTTACGCAATCCTTAAGGTTAGCAGAGTCGATATGATAATTAGCTGCAATGTTAAAATTTGAAATAGAACTTGTAAACAACTTTCCAAATCTAAATTTAGGAGGCACATTTTCTTCAATTGTTTTTAACTGTTTGTCATAAACATTAGGTATTATTTTTTTTATTAATTCTTCCGATTCTCTGCAAGCAAGCAACATAGCTTTAATAAATGTTTGAGCCGATTTTTCATTGTGAATTGTTGATATTCTAGGGTAAGGCATCCTCATGTGAGGTCTTGGAGCACAAGAGCCTATAATCGCGCTGTATTGGTCAACAAGCAACCTTCCTTCTTTTTCAAGTTTTTCAATGTACCATTTGCTTTTTGGACCACGATTCATTACTGTTTTTGGTACTCGGTCAGATAAAAATTCAGCGTTTGCTATTTCTACATATTTTTTTAATTTGTCAGGTATATTTTTAATATAAAAACCAATGGGTTCGCCGTCGGCAACAAAAATAGTGTCCTCAATAACATTTGGTTGCAAATCAGGACATTCATGACCTATTTTTACATCGTGCGGTTGTTTTTTAAGATGCAATATTTTCATTTAACATTCTCTTTATAATTAAAAGTGCTGTGTCACTATCCAAAACTTCAATATTGTGTTTAATGTTATTAACTCTTGTTTGAATAGATTTTAATTGCCGTTCACTTTGATTTGATTTTCTTTTTTTTCTTCCAGCTTCACCGTCATCCATTATTTTTACAATTGTTGGTGAAAATTTAGCTATAAAAGTGCTGTTAGTAAATCTATCGCCTTCACATACGATAATTGAATTGTATTTTTCTTGCAATTTTTTTAGCAAATCGCAATCGCTCATAACAGCCATACTTAATTTATCGCTACCTTCAAACGTACTTTTGTCATAATTTCCAAGAACAAAGATTTTATCGTTTGTTTGAAATACAACTTTTCCTATTTTGGCTTTTTTATTTAATTTAAATTCTTCTATAATTTTATTCATTACCCAAGTTTTACCGCTTCCGCAATTACCTATAAGCAATATGGTTGTCATAACGATTCAACTCCTGTTAAGCCTTTAGTAGTCCAAAGTTTTTTTCTTTCTTTTCTAATCCCTTTCCATCCATTAAGTTCGCCTAACAAATTGTGATTAAAACTTTTGTATCTTATTTCTAATATTGTTCTCCAAAGCTCTTTTTTTTCAGGCCAAGTTTTGTTGTATTCAATAATGTATTCTAATTGCCTGTCATGATGATATCCGCCATACCTGCTGTTTTTAAATAAATTTCTAAAACTACATAATTTGGTTATAAATAACGGAATATCAACTTTTTGTTTATATTTATTTTCAATTGCTTGTTCAATGGTTTTTACAGTATTTAATAAAACAGGATACCAAACTTCTAATTCTGATTTTTTTATAAGTTTTTTATCAAACTTATTAGCAAGCTCATCTTGATAAATAATATTAAACACAGCAGATGTTAAATTGTCGCAATTTTCCCAATCAAATTTTTCATCCGACTCCAAATTTAAATTTAATTCGTTATTTTTTTGAAATGTAATTAATATTTCTAAAAATAAATCTTCAGAAAATCGTCCATGATTTTTACATGATGAATTTATTTTTTTAATTAATTCATATCTTTTCTTTTTGTCATTTTCTTTAGACAACGCATTTAATAAAAATTGATAAGGCTGTTTTCCATAAATTTTAACAAAAAAATCAATAACATCTAATATTCTATCTTTCATTTTAATCCATTTTTTGGCAGAACCAAATAAAACTCTTTGATTGTTTTTAATCCACCAATTTTTAAAATTAAAATAAAAATTATTATCGTATTTTATTTCTTCAAACATTAATATGCTTGTTAATTCATGATAAGTATTAGACATTAACCAAGACAACAAAATCATATCATCGTATGTTAATTTTTTTTGTTTTGCATATTCAATGAGTATTTTCCTGTGAACAGGCGGAACTGCATTTTGATATTCAACAAATTTATTTAATCTATAATCTATACCATTGTCATTTGGTATTTTCATAATTTGTCTTTTTCTTGTTTTAAATATTGCAATATCATATATCCAATGTAAGCACCTTCATTGCGCCAAAATTTAACAAGCTCTTGAGCTTCTTCATAATGTTCAGGTTCAAATTCAATTTGAATTGCTTTTCTCACGCCAGCAATCATGTCATCTAATTTATCCGAAACATCATCTTCGTCTAAAATTGAATAATCTATTTCTTTAACTCCTTGCAATTCAGAAGGGTCAAATGCCAATAAATTTATATCAAATCCTTGAAGTTTTAAATCATCAATTTCAAGCATAAGCATTTCAGCATCCCACTCTGCATTTATTGCTATTTTATTGTCAGCGATAACATAAGCTCTGCGCTGCGCTTCAGACATGTCGGAACAATCAATTGTAGGTATTTCTGTTATTCCTAATTTTCGAGCAGCCAAAACCCTTCCGTGACCTGCTATGATTCCGTTATTTCCGTCAACCAAAACTGGATTGCGCCAACCAAATTCTTTAATAGATGCTGCAATTTGTGCAACTTGAGTTTCATTGTGCATACGGCTATTGCGTGCATAAGGAATTAAATCCTCAATGTTTTTATAATGTATTTTAAGTTTTTCAGTCATAATTAATCCTTAGTTGTTAATAGTTGAGTTACTTTTTCAAGAAGTTTCGTTTCTGTTCCATATTTTTTTTCAAATTCTTTTATTCCGGCATGTAAAGCAATTCCATAACCACCATGCTGATGATGATTAGGGCATAAAGGAATAGCGTTGCTCCAATGGCTTTTTCTACCCATTCCAGCTCCATGTCGTATATGGTGAATATGAGGAGCAGAAAAGCCATAACCAAGATTGAGACAGACAATACAGCCAAGCTGTGATAACTTGTCATAATGATTTTTTTCATCTTTATTCATCCCAAGACCAGCCAATTTGTGTTGCCCAAATTTCTATTTGCTCTTGATAATGTGCCATTTGTTTAGTTTTAAGTGAAGTTGTGCTCAATATAACTTCATAAGTTTCACCGTTTACCGTTTTTTGTTCTCTTAAAAATTTATATCTCATTAAATTATGAACTTCGTCTTTTGTATATCCCGTATAATTTCCTATTGATGTATATAATTTCCACAATCTAGAATTTTGTTCAAGGGTTCTATCTGTTTCTTTTTCTTTTATTACAATTTCCCAACGCTTATCAAAATCTAATTCTTGTAAAAATTTTATAAGAAATGGAATATTTTGCAATGTTAAACTCCATGTTCTAATTATCATATTTTTTTACCTTTTTCGACTTGTTTTAGTTTTACATACGGGATTATTTCTGTATATCTTTTGTGTATATAATTTTTGGTTTTTACAGTAACATTTAAGTTACCTTTGGCAATAAATTCACATTCACCAAATACGTTTGTTATTTCTTTGATGAAGTCATAAACCTTTTGCTCATTTTCGGTCAATTTAATCTCTTAATGTTTAATGAGTCCAAAGTGACCTGTAAGCGTTTTCTATTGGCTTCACGTTCTTCAGCAGTAAACTTGCGTGGCAATCCAACGAAATCTTTATGAGCTTCAATGGTAGACCTGCATTGTGCTTTAAACTGGTCACAAGATGGTGCGTAATCATAGTTATGCAGCAAAGCATTTTTAATTCTGTTAGACGATATACCAGCAAGTTCTTCAGCCCAAACCTGTTTTGCATTAGCGATGCCAATATCTACTCCATCTACAATCTGACCTAGTTTAAACTTGTCTGTAAATGAATTGCCAAAACGTCCGTGCAATCTCATAAATATTCTATCAACCCACTCGGCAGGTAACTTATTTATCATTTTTAACCTCTATCTCTTTAGCTTGGTAATAAGGGATGCCACTTGAGTTTGTAAAAATAGAACGAGCTGCTGCCATCGTATCTTCTTTAAATGATTTGGACTGTGGCTTATTAATCCAATCAGCTTTAAAACTAATCCATCCTCGTTCACAACAAATTGTTATAGCTTCTTCTACAGATATACCTGCCAATTTAGCTTCTCGTTCAACTGCTTTAAATGCTAATTCTGTTACAGGTTTATTTTTTCTAGTAATTAACCATTCTGATAATAAAACAGGAGATAAAGGCGGTATGTATTTATTAGTTTTTGGTTTATGATTTATAGTTTCTAGTTTATAGTTTGGGTTTGTTTCGCTTTCGTTTCGGTTAGCGGAATTAACCGACTGGGTTTTCTTCGGTCTGCCGCCTAGCTTTCCATTGATTCTATTTATTTGAACATTGCGTTGATAGCTTTTAATTTCATCTTCAATTCTATTATGAAACCAGCTTTCTTTACCTTCTTGGAAAAAATCTTTAAGTACATTTAAAAGGTTTAGTTCATTTTCTAAACCCAACATTAACCGACGCAAAACCACTTGGGTTTCTTTGGGTATTGGTTTTTCATCAAGGTAATACCAATCTATCAAAGTTCTGTATATGTAATGTTCTATTGGGGTGAGGTGAGATGTATCTTTGCGATAATCACCTATGTTAAATTGATAATAATGCATAAAGACCTTTCCATTCAAAAAAGCATCCACAAAAATAATTGGGCAGGTGGGTGAATGAATCCACTTTTCGGTCTGCATAACCTAGCCCTAGATAATTATGCGCTTACTTTAATAAAATGAAAAGAATTTTAATCAATTAAATAATTTTGTATTCCAGCTTGAGCTTCTTCAAAGCCGTGCGCCACTATTGCTTTATATCCTTGAAGTTCAGCTTGTTCTATAAAATATTTTTGAACGGGAGATAATTTGCCTTTTTTAGTTTTCATTTCTATAAACATTCCATGATATTTAGAAGTCGCTTTCATTAAAAACAAATCAGAAACCCCTGAAAGAACACCCTCTGCTTTAAGATTCATAGCTGTAACAATATGTCTTGCGCCACCATTAGGAATAGCAAACATGATTAGTTTAGGATGTTGAACCCTAAACCATTTAATCAACGCAACTTGCTCTTGATGTTCAGTCATCTAATTCAGTTGTTCTTTCTATAAGCGCAACTTGAGCCGGAGGAATTTCATCTTCCCAATTTAAATCTAATAAATCTTTCAAAAAATCGTTTTCATCCGAACGACCAATCATATAAGCAGTAGAAAAACATACCCATAATGCTGAAACATCTCGGTTATAATAAAAATCTTCATTGTTCGGATGTCGAGTAAGATTGTGACCTTGCTTGGCAGCCCACGTTTCAAACTTTTCCCTTATATCTTGTTCAGTCATTTTTTTTCCCTATATTTGAAAAGTAATTGTCTAAAGCCAAAAATACATAAGAAGGAACTTTGTCACCATTAATAATTTTTTTCATCCAATGACGACTTATTTCTGTTTTGCGTTCTATCGCACTAAAATTATAAATTCCGCTAATTAACATAGTTTTAATTTTATCTTCTGAATATTCCATATATATTACCTTTTAGTTAATTGTTTGTTCATGTTATTACAAGATTGAAATAAATTCAATATATTTCAATAAAACTCTTTTCTTTTTTAATTTTCACAAGCATAATTAACTCATGCAGCAATCAAACTGCTTTTATTAGGAGCCAAAAAATGTATAAACCCACAGAAGTTATTCAAAAACTATCAAAATATTATTCCAATTCATACGACCTTAAATGCGAAATACATAAACGCAGAAAAAACAATATGCGTAATTATTTAGATGTTGCATTAGAAATTTTATTGGAATTAGAAGCCAAACAAATTCATTAGGATAAAAACATGACTATTTATCAAAAAGAAGGTTATGAATCTAAAGATAATTATTTTGAAACTCTTTCAGAAGAATACGATATTGATAAAAGCATAATTTATGCGTTATCAGATTTATTAGGCTCAAATGAAGATTTTGACGGGCTTATTTGTTCAATTCAAGATTATTGCGGAATATAAGGAGTTATAAAATGAAACAAACAATAGGTTTATATGAGTTTAGAGAAGCATTTAGATTGCATGAGCGAACTAATTTTAGTTATGAAGGTTTAGAAGTTTTGTTTGATGCTTTAGAACAAGATGAAATTGATACTGGAAAACAACACGAATTAGACGTTATTGCTTTATGTTGCGATTTTGTAGAAATGACTGCAAGCGAGGTAAGAGATTATTATCCAGCATTAACAGATTGGGAAAATGTAGAAGAATTTTTAAATTGTAACACTTGGATTTGTGGTTCATGGTTAGAAAATCAAAACAAACGTTTTGTATTTTTAAATTTTTAAGGAAATAAAAATGGAAGAAGGTTTGCAGCATTTTATTGTAACTTACGATAATTATTATCTTATTGATGAAAGATGGGCAATATATTGGGATGGAATTATTTATGATAGAACTAAAGCAGAGGATGTACCTGAATGGGTGTTTGCGTTAAAAGATATTCTTGTTCATAAAATTTTTTAATGGAGTTAAAAATGAGTACAAAATGGTACGCAATTGAGATTTGGGAAAGCAAGCATAGTTCAACAGCTTTTTTTCAAGAATTCAAAGCTAAAAATTATTTAGACGCTTTATCTCAAGCTAAATTTGATTATCCTGAAAGCACAATGTTCAATGTTTATATTAATGTCTATGATGTATCTATATCAGAAGGCGGTAACAAATGACATACGAACAGTTAAAACAAATAATCGAAGCTATGGATTATAAAGACCAACAAAAAGAAGCAACCGTATTGTTAATTGATGCTGGTGAATTTACTAATATACATTCATTTCAGATTAGCAATAAATGGGATAGTTTAGAAATTGGAACGTATTATTTAACTGTTTAATTAAAAAATTATTAAATATATTTAATAAAATGCTTTCTTTTTTTATTTAATTCAACGATAATTAACTCATGCGTTATTTATGACGCTTTTATTAGGAGCCAAAAAATGTCAGTAGAAACTTTAGAAGTTCAAAACATTACCTTTCACGTTTATTACGATTGCGAAGTTGAAAAAGACCCTTTAGGTACTGGTGACAGTCCTACCAGATATTACATCGAAATAGTTGCAATTGAAGTTGGTGACGATACGCAAGATGTATCAGATATATTGCCAAACGTAATCATGAATGACATTACTCAACAACTTATTCAAATCGAGGCTAATTAAAATGGATAACGTAATTATTGTGGTACTTGGGTTTGTCATTGTGTTAGCAATTTTAGTCGGTGCTGAAGTGTTGGCTAAAATCTTTGGATGGGATTGATTATGAGTGAGCAACAATTTCAAGCTGAAGTGATGGACGAACTTAGACAAAAGGAAGAAAAAATGAACACGTTTGAAAAGTTATCTAAATTAAATGTATCTGACCACGTTGAAAAGAAAGGTCGTTTTAGTTATCTTTCTTGGACTTGGGCTGTATCAGAATTGCGTAAGGCTGCGCCCGATGCTACATGGGAAGTAATTAAGTATGACGGTATGCCGTTTTGCAAAACAGAATGTGGTTATTTTGTAGAAGTGGCAGTAACAGTAGATGGGATTACATTAAGCCAAATTCATCCTGTACTAGACAATAATAATAAAACTATTCCTGTACCAAGTGCATTTCAAATCAATACAAGTATTCAGCGTTGTTTAGTTAAAGCAATTGCGCTACATGGTTTAGGTTTGTATATCTACTCAGGCGAAGATTTACCCGAAGTCGAAAAAGAAGCTGAACCTGAACCATTAGACGCTACAGCTTACGTTAAATCTATTACCGATACCAAAACCTTAGAAGAATTACAAAACGCTTACAAAACTGCTTATATCGTTTGCAAAATGGATAAACAAGCACTTTTAGCAATCACTATTGCAAAAGACCAAATGAAACATTTGTTTGAAACCAATAAAGATTTTATTGATGGTTATAACGAAGTACAAACAAAGGAAAAATAAAATGGAACAAGGAACTCCTGAATGGTTTAATTCTAGGCTAGGCAAAGTAACAGCTAGTCGTGTAGCTGATGTGTTGGCTACAATTAAAAGTGGTGAATCAGCCAGTCGTAGAAATTATCGTATGCAATTGGTTTGCGAGCGTTTAACGGGGAAAAAAGAAGAAACCTTTACCAATGCTCACATGGAGCGTGGAATTGAGTTAGAGCCTATTGCACGTTCGTTATACGAGATGGATAGCGGATTGTTTGTTAAGGAAATTGCTTTCGTAGAACATCCAACAATTGAAATGGCTGGATGCAGTCCTGATGGACTAGTTAGTGAAGATGGTTTGATTGAAATTAAATGCCCAACAGTTGCCAATCATATTGAAACGCTAACATCAAATGCTGCACCTAGTAAATATATTGCTCAAATGCAATGGCAAATGGCTTGTACGGGTAGAAAATGGTGTGATTTTGTTAGTTTTAATGTTGAGTTGCCTGACCATTTACAATTATTTGTTAAGCGTGTTGAACGTGATGATGAATATATTGCTAATGCAGAAAAAGAAGTAATTGCATTTCTTGATGAAGTTTCTGAAACAGTAACTAAATTGGAGCAAATAAAATGAGTTCAAAACTAGAAACAGCATTTAATAAATTTCACGAAGAAAACCCAATGGTATATACATTGTATATACGATTTGCTAGAGAAGCTAAAAGCAAAGGATATAAACATTTTGGGATTGCTTCAATTACTGAGCGTGTTCGATGGGAAGTAGCAATCAATACAGTAGGTGATAAATTTAAAATTAATAATAATCATCGTGCTTTTTATGCAAGGTTGCTAAATGCAACTTCTGAATTTAAAGATTTCTTCAGAACTCGTGAACAACATTAAGGAATGAAATAATGGAATCAAACTTAATAATCAAATCACTTTATGGCATGGCAAATCCAAAACCATCAAAAGAGCATCAAAAAAAATTACAAGCTGCCATAGATTATCTTGGCAATAGATATGTTTTAGCAAATCCAATTCAAAGAAAAGGAAAATGAATAATGGCTTCAGTAAATCTTAGTATTATTATTGGCAATGTAGGAAATGACCCTACAACAAACACTTTGCCAAATGGCGATATGGTAGCAAATTTTAGTGTTGCTACCAGCGAAAATTGGAAAGATAAACAAGGACAAAAGCAAGAAAAAACACAATGGCATCGCATGGTTTGTTATCGCAAACTGGCTGAGATTGTAGAAGCGTATGTACGCAAAGGCTCTAGCGTTTATTGCGAAGGTAAAATTGAATATAGCAAATTTACCAATAAAGAAGGAATTGAAAAAGACAGTACGCAAATTGTAATTAACGAATTGCGCTTATTAGATAAAAAAGGTGAACCAACTACAGTTGTTAAAGAGCAATCTAAATCTAATGGTTATCAACCACAACATGATGACCCAATGGATTTCGAGGATTCGATTCCGTTTTAGTTTTATGGGCGAAAGCGCATTTAGTCTGACAGGTCAGACCACAATATATTGCGCTCACTTTATATTAACGTGCGTATTTCGCCCACCAATTTAGGAGTTTAAAATGTCTGAATCAGCAAAAAGAGCATGGGCTAAAAGAAAAGGAATTGATAATGAACAAACAAACTGAAGCAATACACAAAGCATTAAAAGTTTTGAATTGTTTAAACAACGACAGAGTATATGAAACTGCATGGGTAAAAGGTGCAATCAATGCCTGTGAAGAAGCACTAGAACAACAAGAGATTGGCGAAGCTGAAATTAGACAAATGCTAAATGATATTGAGTATTACCAAAAGCGTGTTGAAGCACTAGAACAACCAGCGCAAGAACCTGTGGCTTGGATGTATACAAAAAAAGGTGATTATGGATATACAGAAGATTCAGTAGAAGCAACAACTAGTGAAAATTATGCTATAAATTTAAGCATTACACCTGTAATCCCACTCTACACCCACCCTCATCAATGGCAAGGATTAACGGATGATGAGATACAAGAATTAACGCATTACGATATTAAATTTGCCCGTGCTATTGAACAATCATTGCGTGAGAAAAACACTTAACAGTTTATGGGGATGGCATAATCGGTAACGACTGCGCCTTTAAAATCTGAGGTTAAAGCATCCCCACCTTATTTGGAGATTAAAATGAAAACAGTAGCAATTGTTAAAGAAGTAAATGAAACCGAATTAATAGCAACATGGACACCACATGATACAGAAGTAAAAGTTGGTGATTGGTTATGCCTTGAAACTAAATGGCAAGGATTAACGGATGATGAGATAGAAGAAATACTTATGGGTTATGAAGGATGGGGTCGGATTGATTTTGCTCGTGCTATTGAACAAACATTAAAGGAGAAAAATTCATGTTAGCGTTTGTACCTGTTTGGATTTTAATTATGGCTATGATTTGGGAAAAAATTAAATTAGATAAAAAATCAGCCAAAGAATATGAATGTTGGCGAGATGCTAGAGAACGTCAAAATAGAAAGGAAAAATGATGAATAAGCATCAAGAATTAGAGCAGCAAATATTAAATATTTGGGAAATAGATAAAGATATTAAAACTCTTGCTGATAGTGCCGATTGGACTGCAATTGACCCTATTTTTATGGATAGGTTATTAAGTATTGCATCTGTTTATGAGATGAGAGTTGAACGGCTTTGGGGCGTATATGAAGAAGCGTTACAAGAATATAATAATATTAAAAATTTGAATGATGCACAAGATATAAATTTTAATGAACCGTCTTCATGTTTAGACTCTGCTTATGAACGTAAAGCAATGGAAGAAGGCTTGGTTAAAAATCCTGTATTTCCTGAAAATCAACTTGATGAATACCCTGACAATAAAAAGGATAGATAATGAACATTCAATTTAATTTTGATGATGAATCTGCTGTATTTGAAATATTAGATGATTTTTTTGTAGCTATGCTTAAGCGTGAATTAAAAAATCAAAAAGGTATGATTTATGAATGGAGTTCAAAAGAAGATATAAAAATAACAAAAGAAAATATCAAAGCAATTAAACAATTATTAAGTGAGTATGACGTATGAAACCTAAAAAAATATTACTTGCAGTTTTAATGGCATTACAAGAATGGAAGCGATACAATCCCCAATAATAGGGGATAGACTCCACCACTACCATAGTGGCAAGTGGCTCTTGTAAAACGCTACAAAGATAGTTACTTTGGGAAAGGCTTGGAACGCTGGTCAGAATAAACCCTATAGCGTGTTGCATTTTCTTCTGACTGGCGCAAATCGCATCTATCTTAAACTTAAAATGCGAAATTTCAAGCAATAACTAAACACATTAAAATACACATTAAAATATGTAAACCATAGTTTATATTTTGTGTTGAATCTATACTATGAGTTTAGTTTTGCGTGTAATTTTAAACTATTTATTACAGACAAATTATTTAGTGTTGAATATATTTTACATTAATTTAATTTTTCAATTTCAACATACATCCGTAAATCATCACCACTAAACTCAATCAATCCCTGGTCTGTGTAAAACGTAATAGTTTGATTGTCATAATCAACCGCAACCGTTTCAATTACGTTGCCTAGAATCTTCTCACATAGGGATTGATTAGGGTCGGTCATGTTTTGTCCTAATAGTTATAACGTTCTTTAAGAAATTTAATAGATACTGCCATTTCATCATAAGCACCATCATGAACGTCATGTAATACATAAAATCCACGCCAATGTTGGTTTCCTTGTGCGCCCAAGTAATTTTCTTCGTGTTCATAAAAACTACCCGCAATGATAGCAGTCATTTCTTTCCCATCAGCTCTACGACCATACGCAATCTGTCTGCCTTGTTGATGTCCTGCAAAACAACTCATGTGTTTTTTAGTCAACAAAGCATTGGCAGTTGTTATTGGTCTGCCCATCACGCCCGAAGTAAAATAATGAGAATAAGCTATTCCATCAATGGTAATAACTTCTAAAAATGGAATGACTTGCCAATCTTGATATGGAAGGTCATCGGTAGAAATAAGCCCGTCAAGTTTTCTATCTTCGTTAATGGCTCTGTTAATTCTGTTTTCATGATTTCCCAATGTCAAAACCATGCGAGGCTTGTATTGTTTTTCTTTATTCTTTTTGGCTTTAGCATTAAATTCAAACAATGGAGTTAAAAGCGCATCCATCGCTTCACGAACAGCCCAAATATCTTTTTGATAACTACGCCCTTCAAAAGATTTTAACCCTCTGTCATAAGTGCTTAACGATTCCATATCTGCAAAATCGCCTATGCAAATTATAGTATCGACTTTCTTTTGAACTATAAAATTTCCCAAACATCGAAGGTATGTAAAATCATTTCCTTCTTTAGCTTGAACATCAGGGATAACTAAATGTGTTATCGGTTTTTGCATAAAACCTTCCTACCAATTATATGCTGCACCTACTCCAACAAAATAATCAGTTTTACCATTGATTAGCTGGTCTATTGAACCAGTTGCTTTAATATGAATGTCTTTAATATCGACAATCCCTTGATTTGCTTGTAAACGTATAGCTCCTGTGCCGTCTTTTATGCCAGTATATAATCCAACATCACCATGACGATTTAATGACAACCAAGGCAATGGTTCATCTTTTATATAAGATGTAGTAATTCCTGTATCAGTATTTAATATTGTGGTTACAGTTTTTGGTGCTTTATCTTCTTTTGGAATAGAAATAGCTGAAATAACTTGTGCGTTATTATCATTTACAACAACTTTAGGTAGCTTTTCTTTTGCTTTAATTTTTTGACTGTTTTTATACACCTTTACGGGCTTTTTAACTTCTACTTGAACCAAAGGTTCATCTTTAACAATTGGTGCGGTTTCAGCCACTACAGCGTTCGTTTCAGCCACTTTTGGTGTATGTTTATGCAACCATTTATCAAATTCATGAATTACAACGAATGATAAAATAAAAATAACTAAAATTTCAGCCAATAATTTAATTATATCCATATTAATTTTTGTAACTACAGAAATTAATGTTGATTTAATAATGTCAAATATATTTGACAATTTACTTTTAATAATAAGATAAATAGCTTCTAATTTTACAGTTGCGATATACAAATAAGGTTTAATCTTTTGCCACATATTAATTATCCTTTAAACAAAGTTGACGTTCTGATTCTCGTCTTTTATAAATACCATAACATTTATTAGATTTAATCTTACAATCTTTTCCGCCTACAAAAGTCCAGCGTTTAAATTCATTACACGCCCCAATTAAATCGCCTTCATTTGCTTTTTTAACAATAGTGGAATTACAAAATGAATAAGAGCCTACATTGTATGCAAGGCTTACAAAAGCATCATATTGATTTTGTGTAATGCGTGACGTTACACATGATGAAACAGCTTTACCAGATTCAGAAGTGTTTTGTTTTAAATCTTCTAAGGCTTTAGTTACTGTGACATTTTGATTGGGAGTGATTGAGGCGTTACCAAATCCGTTTGTAATAACGCCTTTTGTATCTTTGTATGGAACTGGACTATAACTTTCCTGAGCTGCTAGAAAAATAAGCCCACTTGCAGATAATGATAAAAGAGCTGCTTGCCATTTATCCATTATCTTGGTCTATATCAGGTTCTTCTAACACGCTAATTTTTCCAGTTTTTAAAGCATCTGTTTCTGCATCAGTACGTTTTACTAAAAGCATATAACTTTTATGTTTGTAATACCAATTGATAAAGAAACCAAATACAGCAACAATTATGCCGATAATTACACCGATTTCATTAAGTGCAAGACCGCAAATTATGCTACCCGTTGCACCTGAATATTGAATGGCATTACCAGCTTGAGCAGCTTTATCTGTAAAATCATCGTGCTGTACCATGACTAACCTTTCTTAGATTTTGTCAGGATATCGGCTTGAACTTCTACAGCCTCTTGAGTTTCCAATGCTTGAATTTCAGCTTGGATTTCTTCTATTTTAATATCAACTTGAGGAGTAAAAGCATCAGTAGGAATTTGGTCTAAAGGCGTTACATTAGTATCAAATTCAGTATTTAATGATGGTGAAAATAAAATTGTCATGTCATAGCCCTTTAAACTTTAGTCCAAACTTCTGTTGGTAGCGTTGGAAATGTAATATTACCAGCTACAGGATAAACTGCATATTGTCTTACTGCATTACGATAAGCAGTAAAATCAGCTCCATTAGATAAATATGGATTTGATTTTGTAGGGTCTGTTACATCTGCAATTGTAGTCCAATCAGTAGCACTTAATAATGCCGATGCTGTTACTTTATTATCATTCGCAGTAGGAATGTAAGGAACTGGCGGAAAAGGATAAGAATTTGTTACATTCACCCATCCAGCAGCAATAGCTTCATTAATTAATTCTTGTTGTGTTTCAGGGTCGTAAGCATAAACCGATTCATTTGGAGCTTGATAATATACCATTTTTTTTCCTTATCTTAATTCCCACCAATAATCAATACTTGAACTACTATAAGTATTAAGATTTTGTAATGTTATTTCATAAGTAGAACCATTTGGAACTATAAAACTTGTTGTAAAAGAAGTTGAAAAAGCTGAATTTGATTCAAAATGATACATATCAGCAACTTGAGTACCATTTATAAATACATTTGCTTGACTTGCTCCATTTTGACCGCCAAGATGAATTGATATATATACAAATATTGGATTTCCAGTTGAATTTGTATATACAGTTCCAGCTACTCTACTTGAAGTTACATTAGTCCAAGTTTGTGCTGAAAGTCCTAAATTATTACTTGTATAATTTGAAGGATTAGTTGCGTTGTATGGAGTAAATCCAAGAGCTGAAGTTACATCAGTCGAATTAAGTGTAATTGCCCCTGTACGAGTGTTAAAACTTGTTACTGAAGAAGCATTGGCATAATAAATATTAGTACCATCACCCCAACAATATTGTGATGAACCTTGAGCAATTGTTACGCCAGTACCTGAAGGTGTTTTAACTGTTAAAGTAAAAGCACCTGTAGTCTGATTAGAAAAAATCCATTGGCCAACTTGTGCAGGGATATTAACTGTAGCATTAGCTGTCAATGTTCCAGTAAGTGTAATAATAGGATATGCAGATTGAAGTTGAGTTAGAGTGGCTGTATTACTTACTACAGCAACAGACTGCAACCCTTCAAATGCAAGAGAAACCCATCCAGCACCGCCAGTATCAGGATTGGTAGTATTATTTTCTGCCGAACTTACCCACAATCCATTAAATGAGCTACTTTGTAGCACAGCACCTTTAGGATAACCGCCAATAGCCGTAGAAAATGTAGAATCATAAGGAAAAAACCCACCTGCTTCTTGCCATTGTTGAATAGCAGTAATCTCATATAAAATGCCATTCATATCACCACCAAAAGGCGGAACACCGCCTGAACCAATAGGCGTAAATGTTAATGGAGGAAATCCATCAGTTAATGATGCTTTGCCGTTAGTAATACCAATTTGTGACGAAGTGGGAATACTATATTTATATGTTGAACTTGCTGAGTTAGCAAAAGGTAATGGAATCTTTGAAGGTATATTGGTACTTTGCATTTTTTATCCTATTAATATGTTAATGATACGCTAACGCCAGCAGGTCTAGGAAATACGCCCGAATTATTAATAATGGCGATTTGAACGGCACTTGGTACAAATGTTAAATGATATTGAAATGCCATACCACCTGAATCAATTACATAAGCTGCACCGTAAGGATTTACGCCATCACTTGTTCCAAATTCAGCTTGCAATAAAGCATTGATAGAAGGAATAGATAAATTAGAAATATTTGCAGCAGCTTTAACTAAAATCAATCTACGATATTGAGCATCAGACAAAGCATAAGTTGTTGTTGATGTAGCTCCCAAATAAAATGGAGCTTGATTAAAAGGCTGTGCGCCTGTCGATAAAGTAGGTGTAGTAACTGATTCATCAAAACCAAAATAATTTGACGCATTAATTTGTAAATAGCGTGATACACCTACAATTTGTCCCCAAATATCTAACCCGTTTCCTACCGCAGTTGCAACGTTCCAAATTTGAGTATAAAAATTTGCAATATCAACTGAAGGGTCTATTGCATCATTAAATGATTGTAATATACCAACCAATGTTGGCGAATCAACATATTGACTTAATAAGGTTTCGTTCCAATTTATCATGCTAATGTCACTGCTATATTAGATGCTGTTAATGTTGGAACTTGGTCAATGCCAAGTGATACTGACAATGTGCTAGGACTAGCACTTGCTCCTAAATAAACTTCAATTACGTTTACATTAGGATTAATAGCATTGATATTAGCGTAATAACGACCTGAATAAGAAGTAGAACCAATTGTTACAGCAGTTCCGCCATCTTGCCCATTAAAGGACTGAATAACAGCAGCTTGAACCAATTGAATAATATTAGATGGCAGCAAAGCACTATTTTTAATTTGCACAGCAAAATAAATAGGAGTAGAAGTTGGAGTAAGCCAAGTTACTGTATAAGCTGGTGGAGTTGAATAAGTTGTATCATAAACTGTGTATGATGTATTTCCGTTATAACTTGTTCCAGGAGGTTTTTTACTCCAAATTGCTTGAGCAATTGCTGAAGCAGAACCACCAGCTACGGATACCGTAATAGAATGAGCAGCCATTGAATAATTGGTGCTGCCATAAGTAATTGTGCTTCCTGTAGGATTATCTACTACCAAACACCCAATAACATTAGGAACTTGAGTTACAGCAGCATAAATAGAGCTAAGAGAATTTACTGAATTACCAGCTACAGAAGCAGACCTACGAGCTTCAAATGCAGCTCTTGATTCTACAAGATTACCAAGTGTTCCAGCAGTAGGATTAGTAATTGTATTCCATCCTGCAATTGCAGTATAAATTGTATTTAATGCGCCAGCAGCACAAGCAATTGCGCCTTGAGTTTGATTTTGAAATTGAATAGTGACTGTACCCGTAGATGGTATAGTTGCCGTAGCTGTAGATGAATATAAATAACCGCTAGTATCTTGCGCTACAGAACCAGCAGGAATAATAGTACCAACAGCACCTGTGCAATTACAAGATACCACTGTACCAGCTCCGGGGATTCTAGTAATAAAATAAATTTCACCGATAGCATCTTGCCATATTCCTGAAGCCATTGATGGATTAACTTGATTTGCAATATAAGCAATTTCATTATTTTTCTCACCAATAATAGCCGTTTCAGATTGTGCAATTTGACCTTGAGGAGTTTGTAGTGATGGATTTACGCCACCACCAAAAGCAGCATTAATATCGGCTTGAACTCCTGCTAAAATATCTGTTTCAGCAGGTAATACTGGACTGCCATTTACCCAAGTTATTTGTGGGACATTAGTTGTCATATAGTTTATCCAAAGGCTACGTTGTTAATTACACCATCTGTGTCAATAATTTGTATTTCACCTGACAAAACACGATTAGTAAAAGATGTAAATGTTACTTTAGTTTTTGAAACATTAGGAATAGTAAATGCAGCTTCAGTAATTTTTTGGTCAAAAAATTGTAAAGGTGGAAATTTACCTAAAATATTTTGCCAATATGGAAGCCCTAAAGAATTATCATACCAACACTCACCGACAAACGTTCTAACGGCAGAAGCAACATCTTGAGCAATAGAATAAGGCGCATTAGCAAGAGCAATATTTCCGTTTACATCAAGCACAATATCCCATTGTGACTGGTCAAGCAATAATGTATTTTGAATAATACTCATTATGCAGCCCTTGCAAATTCACCATGATATTTTTCTCTAACTTCATTTGCTACTAATTCAGCCAATTCAAAATCATCAAAATATCCTATATGTTTACTTTTTTTATTAATTCCAATTTGAACTTTCCATTTATTTTTTGGTTTAAACCAATAAACACATTTTGCGCCCGTTGTATTATGTTTTGGCTTTTTCATATTGTAATTATTTTCTGTTTGAGTAGCTTCTCTCAAATTTTCAATTCTATTATCTGTTGTATCGCCATTTACATGGTCAATACATTTAGGACAATATCCATAATGCAATATAAAAATTAATCGGTGAGCGTAGTGCATTTTTTTGTTTATTCTTATTCTGCAATATCCATTGCCATTATCAGAACCAGCCTGTTGTCCTTTTTGCGCTCTTGAATTAACAGTTTTTTTCCAAAATAGCTTGCCTTCATTATAATCAAATAAAGAATTAATTATTGATTGGTCAAGTAATAGAGTATTTTGAATTATTGTCATATATCACCTTACATTGAATTGCTTGGAGTTCCAGTATTTCCACCTTGTGGGTCAGAATGAGTATGGCTATTGTATAGACTACGCATTTGAGCCATTGTGTGAGTATTGGTCGCAGAATTGTCTATAATATCGCCACTTACCTTTAAAAGAGGAGTGTTCATTGTAACATTAGTTGACGAATTTACGATTGCCGTTGGCGCATTTATCGTTACGTTTGTTGGCGAAGTAATTGTTATTCCTGAACTATTAAATTGAACATATTGCGTAGGTGCTGCACCAATAATAGTCATCAAATAAACCATGTCGGACATATCATGTTTACGATTTGAACCAGGGGCTGATACTTTGCTTGAGTTTTGAACTGTTGATATATCTCGGTCACAAACAGAAGCTATTCCAATATCACCAACAACAGGGTCTAAAATAATTCCGTTAGCTCCGCCTTGTATTCTCATATAAGGTACGTTATGAATAATTCCATGCGCCCAAATCTGACCTGAGCCATCTACTGAGCTAACCATTGGTTGAACATCTACAGTTCCAATAGGTGAAACTCCACCTGCGTTAGTCACAGAAATTACTTGAACAGGCATTGACGTTCTAACTCCTGACAATGCTGTCTTGATAATTAATTGTAATCGACCAATTTCAGAAGCATTATCTGCTGAAACGTAATTGGTTTGATAATTAGTTGTTTGCGACATAAGGTGGTGGAGCTAATGTAGTTGTTGTGAACCATGGACCATCGGGCGTTAATGTGCTAATTTCATGAGCAACGCTTTGTATTGCAAATGTTCCGTTCGCTTTAGGAAGTGAAGTTGTTATTTTCATTTGCCTTCCATTAAGAATTTGTGGATTAAATTCAGATTTTATTACAAATCCTGATTCCCAATAAGATGGATAACCAACCATTCCTGTTTGCGGACTCATATCAATAATCATATCATCTCTAAATCCGTTATTTGGAAATATAATTATTGTATTATTTTCAATAACAATTGGTATGCTTGCTGCTAAAGCAACTTGACGCATTTGGTCAACAGCAGAGCCATATACATATTGATTTTGTAAAATTGCGTGTGCGCCATTATTTTGAAAATTTAACCCACATGATTTTGCTAAATTTGCAATAATAACTTCTGCACTTTTTGCACCTTGATAAGTATTTGAAGCTACAGGAGTTCCTTTTTGCAAATATCCAGCAACTGCAGCACAATTAAAAGATATGTTTGGCATATTGCTTAAATCAATATAACTAGACATTAAATTGCCTTGAAAAACTTGCGACAATGCAATATCACCTTGATTCCCAGCACTTACTGTAATTGATTGTTGTTGAACAGCAACTTGATTAGTGCCAATACTTGAATATTCATTCATTTGAGCCAATGTCATGCCGTAAACTTTTAACTGCAATTGACCAAATGCCATTGAACCGCCTGGATTAACAATAGTTGCAGAACATCTCAACCCTTTTAAATTCACAACTTGTGAATTAACTCCACTAAATTGTAAATCAATTTGTCTAACAGCAAATGTCATGATGAATATACCAAAATAAATCTAGTACCAAATCCTGTGTAATAAGGGTCATCTGTGCCTTGAGTATCTACAAAAAACAATTGACCAATAAATCCTAAATAAGATTCTCTTATTAAAGCAACTCTATCTAAACATAGCATTGTATTTAAAATTTGAGTTCCAGCCACGTTCAAATCTAAATATAATCCCGTGCTTTTTTGATAAACATTAATTGTGCATTGTTGAGTGCCAAGCTGAATAGTTAATGTTTGAGATGGAACTTGTGAAAGAGCAATAGATTGGTTCATTGTATAACTCTTTCGCTTAATGAAATTAAATTACCAATACCATTTGTTGTTGATTGAATTGCTTTAACAGAATTTAATAAAGGCACATTATTGTAATTTTCTAAAATAGCCATACCATTTGTAATTTTATTAATATCTCTAGTTATACAACCTATAGCATTAATATTAGCATTTATATTTAAAGGAACTCCATTTAATAATCCACCAATATTAGGACTAATTGAACTTATCTCAGAAGAAAGTTGTGATGATAGTTGTGTTGCTTGTGTAGATAAATTGCTTAAAGGATTTAATTGTCCTGATAATACCGAAGTTAATGGTGATGTTGTAGAAGTTAATGTGCTTTGAACATTTGATAAAGAACTATTCAATCCCGTTATACTAGGTAAATTATCAGTTACAGAAGATAGAAAATCTTGTGGACTAACAATTTGAGCTTCCTGTGTTGCATCTAAATTTACTGGAGAAGTTTGCCCGTTATTTTGAACATAAGCTCCACTTGGCTCTGTAGTTGTTGGAATTGAAGATTGAGCAATTTTAACTTCTTGAAATGATAAAGCGACAATTAATAAAGAAACGCCTTGTTTTGATTCTCTACGATAATCATAATGAATTAAATTACAATTATTATAAGTTGCATTAGGCGTTATAACATTAACTAATGTCAAAGAACTAATTAAATTTTCTATTGCATTTAAAAAATCTTCTTTAGTCATTTGACCTTTTCCGTTACATGAAACTGTAACTTTTACATCAAAAGGCAATGCGACTTTATTGTAACTTGCAAAACTACCGCCTTCTACTGGGTAATTTGGAATTTTACGTTCTTCACGATATTCAAAATCAACAAATGAATCAGGTACAATTGGAACTTCACCGCTATCTAATACAAATCCCCATTGTGTTAATAATGGTGGCAGTGGATTTGTTACGCTAGTTGTTTGAGTGGGTGCTAAAGTAGGAAAACTTGGTGAACGTGGAATTGCAGGAACTCCTGGCAAATTAGGCACATCAGGAAAATTAATTAATGACATTATCTATTTGCTCCCATACCAGCATTAATCATTGATTGATTTTGAATCGCTTGAGGAAGTTCTTTTGCAATTCCATTTGCATCTGTCGCTTGAGTATGAACATTAATATCACCATTAATAGCAACTTGAGTATTGTTAGCTGTTGATGTGTTATTTGTGTGTGCGTTTATACCAGCACCAGTCATATTTGCAGCTTGAATAGCATATTGTTCTCTTTTGCTTGCAGAATTATCATTTGGTCTTTCATAACTTCCCATAATGACATCAGAAGCACCAATTGCAGTATTTTGTTGTTTTAATTTATTTCCAGCATTTTTTTCACTGCCTTGCGTTAATTCATATTGAATAAATGCAGCTTGTTTCATTAAATCAGCTTTTGGGTCATCAATTGCAAATCCAGCCCATTTTTGAAAATCAGCTTGCCTTGATTTGTTCCATTGAGCAATTCCTTTCATGCCACTTGCATTTTTGGCATTTGGGTCTAATTTACTTTCTTGACTTAAATTTCCAATAATTCCAGCAGCTTGTTCTTTAGTCCATCCTTGAGAAACAAAATAGTCCATTAACTGTTTGCTATTTTTTTCTTGTGTTGCTGATTGTTTTTGTGCTTTAGCTGCTTTTCCAGTTACTTCGTTATAGGCTGCAATTGCAACGCCAGCAATAGGCATAGCTCTCGATAATACTTTTTGAACACTTGACATTCCAAGTTTTGATTCAAATTTATCAATAATGTCACTTAATTTTGTAAACCATGTAACAGCATCTTTAGCAAAATCTAATAATTCTTCAAGCCCTGGACCAATAGAAATATATGTTTGGTCTTTTAATCTTCCAAAAGCAGAAGATAAATCCACCATTTTGTCATTAAGTTTACCTGCTTCAATAGTAGCTTGTTCGCTTTTATCATTATACTTATCCATGTCTTTATAAAGACTGTTAAGCGCATCGCCACCTTTAAGCATGGCATTAAATGAAGCATCGTCACCAAATCCTAAAGTTTTGGCTAAATTTTGAGCCTCTCTTGTTCCGAATTTATCTCTAAATTTAATTAAAGCATCAGATATTTTGCCAATATTTGTTATATCTTTATCTTTATCAAGACCCAACATAGAAAACGATTGAGCAAATTCTTGACCACCTTTTCCCATGTGAAAAAGAGCAGCTTGTTCTTGCATTGTTTTCATTGCATTTGTAAATGTTTCAGGCGCAGCTCCAGCTTTTTGAGCCACTTCAGACCATGATTTTAATTGTCTTGCTGATACATTTAATAAACTAGAACTAATACCTAATTGCATATTTGATTTAGTCATATCCATAACAAAAGATTTGACTGCATCAAAAGATAATAAAGCAGTTCCTAATGCAACAATTGAATCTTTAGCTTTTGAAAATTCATCCGCAGTTTGCTTAGCTCCACGTTGAATTACATCATTAGATTTTTTTGCTTGCTCGTCAGTTTTTCGTAGGCTTTCTACAGCCTTTTTTTGAGCGTCATTAAATTTAGAGGTGTCAAGTCCCAGCTCAATTAATAAACTATCAATAACTGTAGCCAAGATTTACTCCTTATTTTTTGTTTGTTATATATGCGTTATGCCTATCAACAGCGTTAATTTCTAACAATATCCACATATCTTCAATTGAATAAACTGTATCTAATTCATGCAAAGTAGCAAGCCTAGAAGATATACAAGTTGCTATCGCTTGCGTTGTGGCTTGATACTCAATGAGCTTTCTTGAGGATTGACTTGCGGATTTAATTCCGAAGTCGATTGG